GGCGCCTTGACCAGCGAATGACCCGATCAGGGCGCTCGTACCCATTGCACCCAACGTACCCACCGCGCCCAGCGTCGTCACGGCCGGCGCCGCCACCAACGCCGTGCCAGCCGCCGCCGCCGCCGGGAGCCCCCAGTAGGCAAACTGGCGTGCCGCGTCCCCGTATCGCCCCTCGTTCCATGACTCCACGCCGCTCTGTCGAAGCTCGTCATGTCCGGCGGCGAGACTGCGCAGCGTCTGAAGGGGATGCGTCACCATCTCGCGCACCCCCCCGACGATTTCACTGGGGTGCAGGCCGCGCGTCGCCTCACCTGAGAAACGCTGCGCCGCATCGACAGTCGGTGCCAACGCGGCTTGCCGTCTCCGGTCTCCAATCGACGACGCGAATGAGGCTAGCTCCTCCTCTCGCGCAGGACCGTCGGTCTCTAGATACCAGCCTTTCTGTCCATCCACAGTCCGCACGACATAGGTGCGAGGGTCATCTTCGGCCTTCTTCCACCGTGGGTCAGTAGAAACGAGTGGTCCCATCTTATTGCGCGCTCCCGTCGTTGTAGTCTCCCCAGCCGGACAATCCTTCCACGACTCCCGGGTAGTCTCCTGTCGGCTCTAAACCGGGAACAGGCACCCACGTAAAATCTCTGTGCCTTCCTAGGACTTCGCTCAGGTCGGGAACATCTGCTGATAGCGTGGGGTCGAGATTCCAGTCGCTTATAAACTCAACCTTGTTTGTGATATGGGACTGGTCTAAACCAAAGGTCCGAGCCATAGCATTGATCTGTTTTCTGTTTTTCTCTGTAGACGCCGCTTGGTTTTCAGCGAACTCACGAGCTAGCGCCACATACTCTTCGAGTACTTTAATCGGCACGCCAGCGCCGCCTTTAATGGCCGTTTGAATACGCCCTTCTAGTTGTTTCCATAGCGACAACCCACTGGACGACCGCTCATATTCCGACTCGCGAACCACAGACCCGGGATCAAGAATCTTCTGGAACGTCACCAAGATGCCCTGCGATCCCGCCGCAAGCCCTCCAGCTTTGGCGGCGGCAAGGCTGGATTTCATCAACTCATACTGCAACGCTGATTGGTTGGCGCTAGCTGACTCCTGAATCCATCGGTCGCGTAGTGTCATCGTGGGCGTAAATGTTGCCATCAGCCCCTCAGACGCCGGAAGAACTTTTGCCACAGGCTCCTCAATGCGTCGCAGGTCTGGGTCTACCCAGTAAGGCCCAACGGGATCATTGACTAGGAACGCACCCTTCACTTCCTCTCCGCTTGCTAATTGAAGATTTCTCGGTGATGTCCCTAGATTAGACGTCGGTGTCTCGGGGTTCGCTAACGCCTCCGCGCGAATGCTAATGTCCTGCAACGCGGCGCCCGTGGGATGGGTTCCATGTATGGCCTTAAATTGTTGAACCAACGAATCCCGAATACTTGCGAACGCGCCCGTTGCGTAGCTTGGCTCCTCAGGATCATCCATCAGCTTCGTCATCACGGCCGACGGCAGAGTGCCGTCCCCCTGTAGGTTAGCAAGCGCGAACGTCGCTTGCGTGTCGGTCAGCACTCCGTTCTCAAGTCCAGCCCGAAGCGACTTGATGGAGAGCGCGCGCTGTTGATGGTATTGCGCGTTGGTTTCCACCTCGGCTCCTAACGCCTCCCCCTGCTCCGCTGTCATCCGCAGACGGGTTCCAGGTGTGGCCGGCACGGTCTCGGTCCCAGCGACGAGATCAGGGCCAAAGCGTGGCGCATCGGGGCCGAACGGCCCCTCGACTGGGAGCGCGTTCGCGAACGCGCGGTCCCCGATCTCTGGTGCTACTGGTGGGGCGCCAAACGGTTCTCCGAACTGCACGCCGCCGAACGCACGGTCACCCATCTCGGCCGGAGGGGGAGCAGCCACTGACGCGAGCGTCGCCTGTTCGCTCGCTGGTCTCTCGTAATCTTCGACCGATCCGGCGTCCCAGAGACGCATCGTCTCTGCGTCCGCCTCCGATAGCTCTCCACCGGCCCTTGTGCGCTCCCGTATCCGCGCCGCTTGCTGCCCTAGTATCGTGCTGTCGTAGAGGTGAATGTTGCGTGCCTCACTATCACGGGATCGCCGGTCTTGGTCGTCGAGGCGCGCCTGCCGCTCGTCATACCGCGACTGCTCCAGTGCCTGCGCCTCGCGCACCTCACGCGACTGCCGTAGGTCGCCGAGCGTCTCGGTGACGAGCCCCCCGAAGCCGCTCCAGCGATCGGACATGCGCTGGGCGCGGTCACGGGCATAAGCTGACTCGCTGGCGTCCCGCCGCTGCATGAGCGCCAGTTGTTGCGCCGTATAGGCCCGACCGGTATACCGGTCTTGCTCAGAGGCATACGGGATGCGGACGTAGGGGGTCGTAGCCATGTGTGTCCTCTCTTACCGCGTGCCGAATCCGGCGATCGCTGTGTCCGCGCGAAGCTTCGCGTCCCAATACTTGAAGTCCTGATCCTGCCCGTAGGTGTAGGAATCCCACTCGCGCCCGAACTGCAACTCGGCCTGCCGCTGCTCAGATGCGTATTTGTCTTGCGCCGTTTGGTATTGGCTCCCATACAGGTCGCCAGCCGTCCGGTATTGGCTCTGATACGCGTCCTGCGCGTTCTGTCGGTTGGTGTTATAGGTGCCCAACCGTCCAGCCGCGTTGATCCCGTAGATGTCCTTCGCCACCCCGTAATTGTTCTGCCATGTGCCCTGACGGTTTGCCTCGTTGGTGCCATACGTCGACTGGGCCAGCCCGAGGTTGCGGTCGTAGGTCGACGCGCGGGTGCCCTCATTCGTGAGGTAGTTCTGGAGCGCGTTGCCTCGGTTCACGCCATACTGCTGCGACGCTCGGTCGTAGATGTTTCCATACTCTTGCGAGGCGAACTGTTGCCCATACCCGACGGTGTCCTTCAGGTGCCCCCCCGTGCGTAAGGTGCCACGCGCCGCCGCTGACGCGTCCAGTGCCCGTTGCCCCTCCGACAACCGAAACTGATAGCTCGGGTCCAGCAACATCGACTCCCCGGTCGGTGCCTGGAAGTCGTCGTAGGCAAACGGCTCGGGGGCGGTATAGGGGTCGTAGGCAAACGGGTCCGCCGCCTCATACGGGTCGTAGGCGAACGGCGCCTCCGCCTCATAGTCCTGGTAGCTGAAGGGGTCTGGGAGCGAGAGTGGGTCAGGTGGCGCAAACGTCGGCCACCCTGACGCACCGCCGTCCCCGACGCTGCCCGTATCCCCGCCGTTGGTGGTCCCGCCCGGTCCTTCGCCGCCGTTGTCCCGGTCGCCTCCCGACGCAGCGCGTGTGTCGTAGATCGCGATCTGGTTGTTGATCGCCTCTAGCGGGTCTTTCCCGACGTTGTCGGAGTGGTTCACCCACCGCACGATCCCCTGCACGTCGGACTCGTCAAACTCCAACCCGCGAGACGCCGCTTCCTCCTGGAGCCGCTGCCGCCATGAGCCCACCTGTTCGTCCGACATCGTCCGCTGGCTGTCGGGTACATTCGTACTCCTTGCCGCCAAACCTGTAAGGAACGCTTCCTCGCCTTCGTTGGTGTAGACCGTCGCCCCTTCCGCGAGTTCGGCCTGTGTCGGTTCGCGCCCGAGGACGTCGCGATACGCTTGGCGTACTAGTTCGAGGACCTGTTCGGCGTCTGTAGGCATTGTCTACTCCTATCCCATGAAGCGTGAGCGATACGGGGTGTGCGTCGGCCTCTGCACATTCGCCACCCGCGCCAGCGACTGTTGTCCAGCTTGACGATACGGCTCCATCTGCGTCTCCCGCGCATCCCAGATCGTCTGGCGCTGAGTCTGCTGGGCCTCCCATCTGCTCTGCTTCGCCGCCTCCCTGTCCGCGTCCAGTTGGAGGTCTTCTGTGCGCTGCGTCGCTATCAGGTCGAGTGCCGCCTGATACCGCGCATCCGCTGCTACTTTGTCGTCAGCGATCACCTCGTCGGCTTTCCGATCGCCGTACCAGTCGGCGCTCCACGCGCCGACATTCCCAAGCGCCGACGCCGCGTCGCTGCCTGGAAAATCCCACGCTTGTTGTCCGACTCCCGCAGCGCCTGCCGCCTGAGTCGCCGTCGCAGCTACCGTAGGGCCACCCCAAGCGGCCGGACTTATCAGACCAGACGCGACCGGCGTCAGTCCGGAAGCATTAGTTACGGCTCCGGCTCCGCCGGCGGAGCCGGCTCCGCCCGCGAACATTGCTGGCGCAGCTATCACGGCCGCCCCCGTCAGGACGGCGAGCCCGAGCCCCGTGAGAAGGATACGCTTGTCACTCCACTGCTTGCTTGCAACCCCATCCCCTCCAGGGTTCATCTCGTATTTATCAGGGTTCGCTCTCACGTCCCGCACTTCCGCCTGCTGCCCAGGATTGAGTGGGCCAAACTGTGCTAGATGCTCGGGAGACTCTAGCCATGCAAGATACTGCGGCACCGACGTGAACGGGTTATCCCTGAGCGCCTGATTGCGAAGGGTCGCCGTTGTCCCTTGGTCAGTGTCTCCCGGTTGTCGCTGATAGCCTTCGTCCCATCCGCGTTGCTCAAAATCAAACTCGTCCATAGTTCTATCCAACCATTCCAGGTATCTAACACTGACCGTACTCTTGCCGTGCGCTCGCCCTACACTGAGACTGCTTCAAGTGTGATGTCCAGCGCATACTGCATCGCTGGCGCCCCCGAGCTACTATACGTGGTCGCATACGTGACCGGCGACGCGTTGTCCACCGCCACGAGCGACGTCTGCGTCTGACTCGTCGTCGTCGTATTCCCGGTGACCGCTGCGCCGCTCAGGCTCATCGTCACCGCGTCGTCCGTCCACCCCAGCGTGACCGTGACGCTACTGGACGTCCCCGCTGCCGTCGTAATCCGCAGATACCACGTCACCCGATACAACCCCGCCGTCAGGGACGTCGACGGGATCGACGTGGTGCCGATACTCGCGGACTGGCCGACGAGCGACACCGTCTGAATCCGAGACGGCGCGTCGTCGACGGTGGTCGTCAAGTTTCGGAACCACACCTGCCATGTGCGACGCACAATCCCCCCTTCGTCGATCATGGCGTCGCGCGCCGGCATGGGAGGGTTCGCCATTAGCTGGTCCGCGCCACGGCCACCGTCATAAACGCATCCACAATCCGCCACGGGATCGGGTCTGTTACGCTCATCTCGAACACGCGGTCCCGGGAAATCCCCAACCGACGAAAGCGGACACGCGTGCGATAGTCCCCCTGCGCGCCGGCACTGACCGACCGCTCGTTGCCCCACGTCTTCCCGCCGTCGTTGCTGGACCGCAAGGTCACCTGTGGGTTCACGCCCTGCCCACTCGCGGTGCCGAGCCCCGACTCCAGAAACACTTCAATGTCAGCAAACCGCACGCGTTGATGCTCGGCAAAGACCGCCGGCGAGCGACGCACCCGGCGAATTAGATCGCCCCCCGCGTCCTCCGTCAACGTAATCGACTGGCTATAAATCGAGCCCCCTTGTCGATCCGCCACGAGGCGCTTGTTGAAGGCCGTGCAGCCGAACATGGTCCGCAGCGCCTTCCATGTACTGGTGGGCGCGTCCCACGACCCGCGCTCATGCCAGAGCCGCGTCGTGAAGTCGTAGACCCACGTCACCTGCGCGGTCGGGAAGGTCAGCACATAGAACAGGTGACCCTGCGACTCATACACATCTGCAAGCGCGTCCGACACATCGCTATACTGCGAGATCGCATACTCCACGGCGTGGGTCGAGATGCGGTTCGGCGTAAACCCGGTCGCCTCGACGACCTGAAAGCCGCCGTTGACGGACGTCGCCAGCCACACCACGCGGTTGACCGCTTCCTTCGCCGAAAAGCGCGCCGCACATCCATAGGGAATCAGCCCCGACGGATCAGGTGCCATCGGAAAGGGCGCCGTGCCGGCGTTGTACCACACCTCCGAGGTCTGCGACCCAAACAACCAAATCTGCCCGTAGGACGTCACCACCATCGACGTCCACGCGTCCGGCGCAATCGACCGCGCGGCGAACTGGGTCGCGTCCCACGTCGTGCCGTCGTTGAGGTCGCTGATGCGGAACTGGCTCGTCGCCGGGTTCAGGCTGACGAAGTAGCCGTCGAGCATCCCGGACATGGCCGAACCACTGGAGAGCTTACTCGTGAGCGTATTGCTGGGTAGGTCGTAGACGTAACCCACGCCGCCGGACGTGATAAACAGCTCCTCGCCGGCGTCGCCATTCCCGCAAATCGTAGCCGGGAAACCGTCCGTAGCGACGGTCCCACGCACGGTGGCCGTGCCGTCACTGGTAATTTCATACAGCGTGACGTTGACGACCGCGAAGCAGCGCCCGTTCAGCGCGAACATGGCGCGCCCCCCCGACGAGGCCGTGCTACTGAACGCGGAGAACCCTGGCGTCGGATAGAGCGTCGCCTTCGTCACCGCTCCCGGCGACTCCATCACCTCGACATACCAGTTCATCAACTGCTCGTCGTCGGCAATCGGGGACTGGGACGTATACGCCCCGCCCACGAACAGCGGAAACTGGCTCATCGTCTATTTAACGCGCCCAAGGAAATGCGTCGGCCTGGGCCACCTTGGGGCTGTCGCCGACGCTGCTCATACGCACGCGCGCGCTGCACGACGTCGGGTGACTCGGCGAGGCGGCGCTGTTCCTGGCCTCTCTTGACGTCGCCGTGTTGCGCGAGCATGCCGCCGTACTGCTGCGTTGCCGCGTCTGGCATTAACCACGGGTTGACGCGTTTCGGCCTCGGCAGACGCGGACCCCAGTCGCCTTGTCTGTCCCTGGGACCACCCGGGGCGTTCATGCCCCCCTGTGTCGGCGGCGGTGGCAGTCGCCTGTCTTGCATCGGGGGAGACGTCCAGGGACTGGAGGTACCAATGTCGCCACCTTGAGAGTCGTTCTCGCTCCCTGAGTCAGACGACGGAAAATCTCGCGCGCGCGGCATCGGCTCACCGCGCTGCTGCCCCCCTCCGTAGCTCCAGGCGTTGTAGGCTCGCTCGTAGGGCGTATTCGGGTTCTTGATCGGCACTTGACTCTCCTTGGTGGCGTTAGGCGCCCGTGTCGCTGAAGATGTTGTATTGCCCGTGCCGGGGACGCCACATCGGCCCCACGCTCAGGTCTTGCAGACGAATGTTCGCACGCTTGACGTTGGCCTTGGAGTCCGTCGCGCTCATGCGGAGCGCCGACGAGGGCTCGACCTGATATTCCGGGGACAGTTCGACCGCGAGGGTGTCGCGCATGAAGCGTCGATACCCCGGCGGGAGCGATAACGTGTCCGACAGCGCCACCTCCGTCACAGCGACCGGCGCATAGATGACGCCCTGCAACGTACCCGACGTCGGCACCATCCAGTAGGTCAGTGTCGCCAGCGGAAACGTCAGGTTGTAGTAGGCGTAGGACGGGTAGGTCGACGTGAGGGCTTTCTGCGGGATCGCGGCATACGCGTCCACCGTCAGCACCCCGAGCGGCATCTCTAGCGCAGGCGACTGGCTCGTGTCAATGAACTTAAGGTCGTCCAGATAGATCGGGCGCGCAATGTTCACGTCCCCACCGGTGCCCACGGTATACGCCGCCTGCCCGGAGACGATCGTCCATGTGGTCCGCAGTGACGTATACATCGTGAGGCGCTCGGTGCCCCAGCCGTCAATGAGGCTGTTGAGACGTTCGAGCCCGTCGTTGGCTTCCTGCCCGGTCGGCGTCTCGTTCGCGTCCAACACGCCGATGCGCTTCATCGACGCCCCGATCAGTTCCAATGCCGTCATGGCTCGCTCCTAAAACCGCCACCGATACGACCCGCGTATGCCCACTCCCGGTCGAGATGGCCGTGCCGCTGGGTCAAGGTAGCGCCCCCAGTCACGCTTCGCCGCCTCAATCTCCCACGCCTCGTTCCGTAGCCCCACCGACGTGTCATCTGGCATTGATCTCAGGGACAGATCGCCAGCACGAGTGCGCCAGTCGGCACGTCCAGTGGGACGCTCGCCGCGACGCAGTTCGATCTGGGCAAGCCCGTCACCCGGTAACGCCATCTCCACGCCGATTGGGTGTCGACCCTGATCGCCGCGAAGCAGCTGCTCAATTTCCAGTGCGCTCAATCCCTCCAGCCGAGGGTCCATCCGCACGCTGGACAACAAGGACGCGAGTGACTGCCCCATCTCAGTCGGTCAACTGCCTATGCGTCGACGCGTCACGCGCCGCACGCTCCCGCTGCGCCTTCTTGCCCATCTTCGTCGCCGCTGCCGCCGACTCCGCCGCCGCTGCAGAGACCGTGTCCTCGTCCGACCGCACGCGATCCTCCGCGATGTCCGGTCCCTCACACCAGCCTTGACCGACCGCGATGCGTTTGTCGGGCTCGGTCTGGACAATCAACTGCGCGACTTCGATCTTGCCGTCCGGCAGTAACGTGCCGCGATACACCATCGCCGGGAACGCCGCGTAGACGTAGGGTTTCTCCCACGAGAGGCGCATTTTATCTTCTTCGGTTTCGCCCGTATTCACGATGCTCATGTTGTTGGCCTTTCGCGCGCCCGAAGGCACGAGGAGAGAAGCGGGGAGGCGCCGCATACGCGACCGCCTCCCCGATGGACGAAGTCCAGTCTTACGCCAGTGTGACGTTGCCGAGCGCGATAATGCCCCACGTCCCGCCGCGCGCGATGATCGAGAAGCTCGCCCCGGTCTTCGCCGCGAACGTCGCCACGTCACTCGACGTGGTGTCCCCGTAGAAGCCGGCCGTGTAGGTCACCGTGTTCGCCTTCGCATCGGCGTTGAGGAAGGTCATCCGCAGACCGTCCTGGTCGAGCGCCGGCCCAGCCAGTGTCATGGCGCGCGCCGTCGCGCTCGTCAGCAACACCAGCGTATTCTGCGTGGGGATCGCAATCGCCCCCGCCGCCGAATACGAGACGATGGTCTCCTTGGTGGGGTCGACCTGCGAGTCCTCCCCTAACGGGAGGACCGCCAGATCACTCGCGAGCCCCGTGTCAGCGACGGCGAGAATGTTATGCGCCACCGCCCCTGACCCGAGATCACCACGCGACCGCACGGTGATGTTCGTGCCAGAGACCGACTCCACCACCATAAACTCGTTGTCGATGCGGAGGTAATTGCCGGCCGTGAACCCGGTCGCCGAGGTGACCGGGATGATCTGATCAGAGGCGGTCACTGCCGCCGAGATCGTTGTGGTTGTCTGTGCCATGTTGCCCTACCTTATCCCTGAACGCGGCAGGCCAACGTCGGCCGCAGAGTTGCCCAGCCATACAGAATGTCCAGTCGAGTCGGCTCACTGTCCGTCCCAATCTGATACTGCTGCACCATCCGAATCGAGATGCCCAACTCCTTCGAGCGCACCACCGTCGCCTCCGCACCGGACGTTGGCCGATGCAGGTCGGACATCACCAACGCGAATGCGTCGGGATGATAGACCAGCGACTGCGACGACACCGTCGCCGCCAACGTCCCGCCCGCCGGGTTCGTCGTGCCCAGCACCGTGATCACCGCATCGTCCGCCGGCGACGCGGTCACCGTCTGCAGTTGACCGGAGGTGATGATCGAGGGACTAATCGGCAACGTCGCCATGTTGACCCCCACGCTGGTCGTCGTCGTGGTGACGACGAACTGCTGGAGTTGACCGGTGGACGCATAGCTGACCGGGTTGACCCCATACACGCCGGCAAGGGTAAAGATATCGCCCTTGTTCAACGTGGCGGCGCCGCTCGCCCAGCCATTCGTCACGAGCGTCGAGCCCGTCTGGCTCGCGCCATTAACGAGCGGTGTGCTGGCCGTGTAGGTGCCAGTGGTGTACTTGCTGACGTTCGCGTCCTCATACCACTCGCTCACCCCGAGCGCCCGGGACGCAAACTGCCCCTCCCGATACTGCTCGCTGATCTGCGCGCTGGGATTGAACAGCGCCAGATTCGCATTCGCCAACGTCACCATCGACGTCGGGTCCAGCACCGCCACGCGACCATCCGTCGGCGCCGCGCTGTCGGTGAGCTTCGCCCCCGCCTGCAGGTAGGTGAGGTTGGTGGAGGGCGTCGTGCCCGGTGTGCCCACCGACTGATAGACGTCCTTGAACAGCGTGTTCAGACCGTCGTAGTCGATGACGTTCGCCAGGGCCGCTGCCGCCGGCTTGACATACCGATCGCGCACCGAGTCAATCTCCTGCGTCATGCTGGCCGTCGACCAGCTGTAGGCGATGTTCTTCTGATGCGTGAGCGTGATCGGGACATACTGATCGTTCAGCGCCTGCGTCTGCAGCGCCTGCCCCTCGGTGACCTGATACCGCTGCGGCATCCGGGCGTTGACGGTGTATCCCACTTTGGCGCCACTCTGTACGTAAGCGTCATCGTAGGTGCGGTTCACGTTGCTGGCGAACTTCAGGTTGTTCACCAAAATCCGAGCGACCTCTTTCGTGTACCACGTTGGTGTGACGAGACTATTGGCCATGTTTAACCTTCTACTGTTTATCGGTGCGTGCGCCGACCCCGTTCGAGCTTGTTCATCCGGGTGACATACTCGCGCCCAAACTCTAGCTCGCTCGGGTCATCGGCGGACCCACTCAGCGTCGTCCCGACTGGCTTGATCGGAGGCTTCGCCTTACTCATTGTTTTCTGTTGAGACGGTGGCGTCGAGCCATGAGCGACATCCAACCGCGCTTCGAGCGCCTTCATTTCACCGAAGGCCAGGACTGGGTGCAGCGACGCAATGCGCTGGGCGTCATCGGGATGTTGCGCCATGTGTACCATCAGGCCGGGACCGTGGTCCGAAGCCTTGATGACGTCCACCATTGGCGTGCTGAGGTTGATGTCCTCCCGATTCACTAACACATCAAACTCTGGATTCGTCGCGCGATGGGCCGTGAGCCGCTCCTCGTGCGCTGTATTGCGCGAGGATTCCCATGCCTGTCGCTGGGTTGCCTCGTGCGACTGGCGCGCATGGTGTTGGGCTTCCATCACGGCGCGGCGGGATTCATGTCGTGCCGCCGCTTTCACGTATTCTCCGTAGGTCTCGAACTGCTCCTCGTGCGGCGCATCGGGATCGACCGGTGCGGGGCGTGCCTGTGTCTGGGCCGGAGCCGCCTGGGCGCGCGCGGCACGCATGGCGTCATACTCGCGGCGCTCCGTCTCGTAGGCACGATGCAGATCGCCGCGCTGCTTCGCCAGCTCGTTGATCTGGTTCTGATACGTCTGCTTGCGCGCAGACAGACTGCGCTTCTTCTGATTCAGCTTTGAGCCAGCATCAGACGCGTCGGCGTCACTCGGCTCGTCCGCCACCTCAGACTGGAGCGCCTGCGTCTCGGCATCCACATCCGACAACTCGCGCTGTGTCTGGGTATCCGACGCGGCCGGACCCCCATCTGGGGTGGTGTTTGTCTCCGTTTCAAACTGGTGATCGTCCGGCGCAGCCACGGGCTCTGGCGCGATGTCGTTACTCATAGTGACCCTCTACACGCGATACAGCGCAACCATCAAGGTCGCGGTCGTGGACGTACTGTTCACTCGTATACACTTTACGGGAAGCACTTGTCCAGCGGTGACCGTGAAATTGACCGCCGAGCCACTCTCCGAGACGGCCACCACAATGCCGGCGCCGCCAGCATAGACACTCAGCGCCGGGACCGCCTTGACGGCCGCTGTCGCGGAGTAGGTGCTGCCGTCGAAGTTCACGGTGTCGCTTTTAGTGATCGCCGCCCATTCATTAAACGTGTCGTCTATGTTCATCGTGGTTCCTCAATATCGACAATGACGGCCGTGTCTCCCTCGGGCTGCAGCAGCGCATCCGCCGCGCGTGCCACCGACTCGGTGCGCTCCGCCTCACGCACCCCCTGCTCAAACGCGTGATCGGCGATCACGGCCTTGTGCCCCTCGATCCCCATCTCGTGCGCCTGCGTGTCCTCACGGTCGCGGTCATCGGCCGCAATGCGCGCGTCCACGTCCTGCGACGTGTAGGTGCCGCGCATCTGCGCGATCTGCATCTGGCTCTCCATCTGGAGTTGGGCGATCTGCTGCCGACTCTGAATCTCCATCTGCGCCTGCTGCATCCGGGCCTGTAACTCCATCTGCTTCTCTTGCATAGCCGCCTGCGCCGTCATCTGACGCAACTGGAGGTCGCCCTGCACCTTCACCTGATCCTGCTGAATCTGCTGCTGCGTCGTCTGCAACTGCTCGGTCAACTGCTCGATCATCTGGCCCGACTGCTGCTGCACCTGTTGCAGTTGTTGCTGGAGTTGCTCCGGGTCAGGGCCGTCGTCGCCCGGGTCTGGCCCGATCGCCTCCGGCGGCACGAGGCGCTTGAGGCGCTCGGCAATTTCCTCATGGCCCGGGAAGTCGCGATACTTGAAGTAGAGGTCGCCGATGATCGGCATGAGCGACGGGTTTGCGGTCAGCACCTGCCCCATTTCCTCCGCCGCCTGACTCACCCGGCTCTGGAACGCCTTACCCACCGACACCGTCACGGTGTAGCGGCCGACGCTCAAGTCGTAGGTGCGGACCTTATTGGGACGTGGACGACGTGGCCCCATCGGCCCGAGCCCGGGAGGACCACCCATCGGTGGCTGGCCCATCGGCGGACCCGGCGGTCGACCCATCGGCGGAGCTCCAGGTGGTGGCCCCATCGGCCCCGGCGGTGGTCCCGGTGGTGGTCCCGGTCCCCGCATCGGACCCGGCATCCCGGGAGGCGGACCCCCCTGCGGCACCGGCGTCTTGCCCTGCATCGAAAACGGGGCATTGAGGATGACCCGGCTCGGCGTGTCGTCCCGACCCAGGATGCGCGCAATGCGCCCCGGCCGGTCGTAGACGCGCGGAATCAAATCGAGCAGCACCTTGGCCTCATACATCATCGAGACCTGCGCGAGGTTGTCGAGGTAGTTGCTGTTCCCCTCATCGCTCTGCTGCTGCAGCGCCATCACGGCGCGCCCCGACCGCGACCCCCGACTGTCACCCAGACTCGGGTCGTAGACGAACGTCGTCGCTTGGATGTAGTCGGACGCCTGCGAGACGAGCGCAAGGCTCGGCCCCAACTGGCCCCCGGGCTGCGTGCGCTGCGGGAGCGGCGCCGGCTGTCCGGCCAAGGTCGTCGGCTTCACTTCGAGATACGGGAAGTTGCGCGTGTTGGCTTGCGCCCACGCATTCTCGTGCCCCTCGAACTGCCCCTCGTAGCCGATGAACGGCGCTTTGGGTTCGAGCGCGACTGTCTCCACGGCCGTCGAGATCGAATAGTTCAGCAGGCGCTGCGCGTCTTTCGCCGGCCCAATCACGCCGCTGAACGTCCGCACCCCGTCGATGTTCTGCTCGCGTCCGACCACCGGAATGATCGGGATATACCGCCCGTCCCACTCCTGCTCGTCGAGAATCTCGATGCCGTTAAGCTTGTACCATTTGACCGTGCGTCGCTCCGCCTCCCGACGATGCTGGATCGCCTCGGGCGGGATGTCGTCGGGCACCTCGTCGGCCCACACCGACACCAACGCCCCACGCGGGTCGAGATACGCCACCCGCTCGGCCGGCGTGCGCTCGACGACAAAATACTCCATCACCCGGACGGTCGGCGCGCCGTCTGGCCCCTCGCCCATCCACGTCGGTGCATCGTCGCCCACGCCGGAGAACGTGTCGTTCAGTTGGCTGGCGAGCACACTGTCGGGGAACTCGCGCTTGAACCGGTCCCCGGGCATGAACCCGCCGATGAACGCCCACTCCCCGTCGCTCCAGTCCGGCTTCTGGG